AATGTCTTCTATGAGATGTTTAGTGTTGACCTCCTTCAAGATTGGAAACATCAACTAGAAGTCAACAACACCGACATAACATTCCCAGACCCGCCTGCCTACGGGAACGCTGACCTCACACAACTAAAGAACAGTGAATACTTTTTCTCATGACAAACACACATAAATACATAGCATTATTTTGTAGAGAGGACTCAGCGTATAAGAAGCGAGAGGCTTGGGATGTATATGATGTAAAAAGAGATGCTCTTAGTTATGATGAAGACTTACCAGTAGTTTGTCACCCACCTTGCAGAGCTTGGGGTAGGTTGTCTCACATGGCTACAAGAGCCAGACCTAATGAAAAAGATTTAGCCACTTGGTCAGTGGATAAGATAAGAGAAGTTGGCGGTATCCTAGAACACCCTGAAGGCTCTCGTTTATTTGGTTCCGTTCTCCCAAATCCAGATGAGTTTGAAGATGAGTTCGGAGGCTTCAGTATTTTAATTGACCAGCACGACTTTGGTCATGTCGCTGTAGCTAAAAAAACTAAACTATACTTTTGTGGGTTACAGCATAATCAACTCCCAACGCTTCCTGAAAAAGATTTGACTACACATTACTGTGAGAAAGGCATCGTTCGCTCTATCTGCGGTAATGTTAAAGGGACAAGTAGATGTACCCAGTATCAGAGAGAATACACTCCTGATTTATTAATTAATTTTTTTGAAATAACTCTAGCAACAATTCTGTATAACAAAAGGAACGCAAATAAATTATGGCAAATACAATAACAACACCACAGGGTAAAGCAGTTTACCCACGTATCGACACCCCAGACACAAAGTTTAACGAAGACGGCTTGTACTCTTGCAAGCTTCACGTAAGTGAGGACGACTTCAAAGCTTTTGAGTTGGGCATTGATAAATTATATGACGCAGCATATGACGCTGAGTGCAAAGCTCATGGTAAGAAGCTGAAGAAATCAGCAAACAAACCAGTAAGGATTACTCCTGATGGGGACTATGAGATTTTTGCCAAGCAGGTAGCTCAACGGCAGACTAAAACAAGAGGACTCATTGAGTTCACTGTTGTCTGCTTTGATAGCCAAGGAAGCAAAATAGCCACACCAAAAGTAGGCAGTGGTTCTGAACTTAAACTTGCTGTTGAGCCAAACTTCTGGTTCATCCCAAGCCAAGGGTTCGGATACACACTACGCCTCAAGGCAGTCCAGATTATGGAGTTGGTTGAGTATGGTGGTGGGTCTTCTGACAGCTACGGTTTCGGTAAAAGTGATGGGGGATATACAGGGGAATCCTTCAACGAAACATTTACGGAAACGAATGAGACATCATCGGAAACAGCGCCGTTCTAAATCTCCCTACCGTTCAGGTTTCGAGGAGAGAGTAGCTAGCGCACTTAAAGATGCGAAGGTTGCTTTCTCCTACGAAACTCTGAGGTTGGAGTATTACAGAACGAGCCACTACAAACCTGATTTTATTTTACCTAACGGAGTTATTCTTGAAGTTAAAGGTTATTTTCTACCCAGCGATAGGACTAAACACAAGCTCGTTAAAGAGTGCCATCCAGAGTTGGACATCAGGTTTGTATTTCAAAACGCATACAACACTCTTAGTCGAAAGAGTAAAACAACATACGCACAATGGTGTGACACTCATGGATTCATGTGGTGTCACAAAGAAATACCAAACACATGGATGATTTAACACCACTAAAAACACACCAACCTTGCCCAGACTGTGGCAGCAGTGACGCACTTACATTAAACACCAACGGAACAACTAAATGTTATTCGTGTGGTGACTTCACTACCACCAATGACACTGTTGTTGGAGAGGTAGCAGACAATTTCGTTAAGGGTAAAATCATGCCACTTCCCAAGAGAGGTATTCATGAAGAGACCTGTAAGAAATACAACTATAGAATAGGAGAGGTTAATGGACAGACCGTCCACATCGCCAACTATTGTGACTTAAATAAAAAAGTCGTTGCCCAAAAATATCGTTACGCTGATAAGACATTCAAGTGTAACGGTTCTCCTACTCACTTCTTCGGACAGCACCTATTCCCCAATGGTGGTAAACGATTAGTAGTCACCGAGGGTGAGATAGATTGTCTTACAGTTAGTCAGGTTCAGAATAACACTTGGGAAGTGGTTTCTCTTAGTTCTGGAGTGCAGAGTGCCAAGTCATTATTCAAACGTCAGCTTGAATGGTTGAATAAGTTTGAAGAGATTGTGCTTATGTTTGACTCCGATGAGGTGGGCAAGCAAGGCATGCAAGATGTAGCTCACATCATACCAGCAGGTAAGTGTAAGATTGCTAACCTACCCATGAAGGATGCTAACGAATTGTTGTTAGCCGAGCAGCCCAAGGAAATACTAAAGGCTATATGGAACGCCAAGGTGTGGGGACTAGACGCAATCGTAGGTGGAGATGAGTTATATGAAAGGCTTACATCACCTAAGAACTTTGAGTCTATCCCTTATCCTTTTGAGGGGTTGAATAAGGTCACTCGTGGTATCCGCACTGGAGAGATAATTACTTTCTGTGCTGGCAGTGGCATAGGTAAGTCACAGATATGTAAGGAAGTAGCTTACAACATACTGACCACCACCGATAAGAAGATTGGATACATTGCACTTGAAGAAAGTGTTGAGAGAACTGGCAATGGTATCATTGGTTTACATCTCAATAAATTACTACACTTAGATAACTTCGATGCTAACGAGGAATACAAAGCAGCATACGAGGCTACTGTGGGTAACGGTAGATTCTTTTTGTATGACCACTGGGGTTCTCTGGAAGGAGACAAGCTTGTTGGTCACATAAGATACATGGCTAAGTCATTAGATGTTGAGTACATAGTTCTCGACCACATCTCAATCGTTATCTCAGGTAGCTCTGAAGGTGATGAACGTCGGATGATAGACAACCTAATGACAAAGCTCCGTGCCTTGGTCGAAGAGTGCAAGATGGGTGTCATACTCGTCAGTCACTTGAAGCGACCAGAAGGTAGAGGACATGAAGATGGTGCAACGACATCCGTAGCACAACTCCGTGGGTCGGCAGGTATCGCACAACTAAGCGATATGGTTATTGGTTTAGAACGAAATCAACAAGACGCAGAGAGTAAACATCTCACATCAGTAAGAGTCCTGAAGAATAGATTCAGTGGCGATACTGGTGTTGCTTGCAACTTACGGTGGCAAGTAGAGACAGGACGATTGACGGAGGAAAAATTAACAGAGGGAGACGCAGGTGAAAATTATTTTTAAATTATGGAATATTGTTCAAACTTCAAGTACGACCTCAAGGTGGGACAGATTGCTGAGAAGCAAGTGGCTGACCTTTTACAAGACAAAAAGATTGAGGTCAAAAGAGACCTTAAAGCGAAGACTACTGGCAACCTATATATTGAATATGAATCACGGGGCAAGCCCTCTGGTATCTCTCGCTCCGAGGCAGACTACTGGTGCTTTGCTTTCGAGAATCTTTTCATCTTCATTGAGACAACCAAACTCAAGGAGATGATTGAACCAATGAAGGGAAGCACTATGGATAAGCGAGGTGGAGATAAGAACTCTAGCAAGGGCATCCTATTACCACTAGAACGATTAACAGAACTTAAAAACAATGGAGAGCTTAGTTGACGAGGCGATACGATTTGATGGTTGCGATGATGCAATCATTGGGCACGATAATAGAGGTTACTTAGTCTATTCGTATGCAAAACTTATCAAGGTATTTATGTCGCAAGGCATGACAGATGAGGAAGCAGTAGAATGGATTGATTACAATGTCGCAGGTATAATGCCACAGAACTACACAATAACATATGAACACACTGACATTTGATATAGAAACAAACGGAATTAAAAACTGGGCAACACTGAGTGACCTAGACACACTACATTGTTTATCCATCTACGAGTCATACACTCAAGAGATGAGCAGCTACAGCACAGTAGCGGGTAACATTGAAGAAGGACTTGAGAAGTTAAAGAACGCTAAGACTATTGTAGGACACAACGTCATAGGGTTCGATGTCCCTGCCCTACGGAAGTTATATGGGTTCACTCACGACAACGTGATAGACACCTTGGTGTTGGCTCGGTGCATCTTTCCAGATGTACGCAACGATGACTTCAAGCGTGTAGACTTTGACACTAAGCTAATAGGCTCACACTCACTGAAGGCTTGGGGAACTCGACTAGGTATCCTCAAGGATAACTATGGTGAGACAGCGGACTGGTCACAGTGGACACAAGAGATGCAAGATTACTGTGAGCAAGATGTTCGTGTGACTTCTGCTTTATATCTGTGGTTAAAAGCCAGACATCCATCAGAACAAATGATAGAGCTTGAGCATAAGTTTGCTACCCAAATGCGTCTGCAAGAATACAACGGCTTTCCTTTTGATAATAGAAAAGCTGTTGAGCTTATGGAGAGGCTGATGCTTGAGAGGTGTGAGATAGAGTCCGACCTACAAAAAGCTTTTCCTCCTATCGTTGAAGAAACAAAAAGTTTCCAATGGGAGAACCGAAACGGTGATGTCTTTCCTACAAAGAAAGCTATGCTAGAGGTCGGCTACAAAGCTAACGATTGTATTAAGGGTGACCGCAAAACTAAATCTATTCCATTCAACCCTAACAGTCGTGACCAAATCTCTACTAGGTTAATGGAGCAAGGATGGAAGCCTGATGCGTTTGATGGTAAGCGTCCTGCTATAAACGAAAGCGTTCTTAAAGATATTAACACTGCGGAGTCTCTCAAGCTATTACAGTTCTTGACCATCTCCAAAAGACTTGGACAACTCATGGAGGGTAATCAAGCTTGGATTAAGTTAGAGCGTGAGGGTAAGATACATGGTGGTATAAATACTAATGGTGCTATCAGTGGTCGATGCACTCATCAAAATCCTAACGTAGCTCAAGTCCCATCTGTGCGTAGTCCCTATGGTGGTGAGTGTAGAGAACTATTCACTGCACCAGAGGGTAAAGTATTAGTAGGATGTGATGCTAGTGGATTAGAACTAAGATGTCTTGCTCACTATCTATACCCTTGGGATGACGGCAAGTATGCTAAGACTATCCTTGAAGGTGACATCCACACAGCTAATCAAAAAGCAGCAGGACTAGAGACAAGAGACCAAGCTAAGACTTTCATCTATGCCACACTATATGGTGCAGGTGATGCCAAGATTGGTTCTATTGTTGGTGGTAGTTCCAAGGAAGGCAAACGCCTCAAGGGTAACTTCAAGAAGAACCTACCAGCATACAGCAAGCTAGTAACAGCAGTCGAAGCTAAGGTCACATCAGTCGGTTCACTCATCGGTCTTGACGGACGCAAGCTACCCTGTCGTTCAGCACACTCAGCACTCAACTTACTGTTGCAGTCAGCAGGTGCAGTCATAATGAAACAAGCCCTAGTGAACTTTGCGGAGGAGGCTCCAAGGTTCTATCTGATGCATGCCAATGTTCACGACGAGGTGCAGTTTAGTTGCGACGCTAAGGATGCTCCAGTTCTTGGAGAGTTATTCGTCAAAGCAATTACCAAGGCAGGTGATGACTTGAACTTCAAGTGTCCTCTTGATGGTGAATATAAAGTAGGAAACAACTGGAAGGATACACACTAATGGCTGAACACTTAGTAAAAGAATCTATTGTGCTGGGTTTAGAAGTTAAGATTGATGAGCTTAAACAAACTCTCAGTAGTCTAGAGCTACAGCGTATTCACTTAGTCAAACTTATAACCAAACTAGAAACATTCAAAAAAGAAATATGAGCGGTAAAACAATAATGATAGATGGCGATATGATTATATATCGTGCAGCGTTTTCATCAGAGGTGGAAACTAAATGGGATGATGATATATGGACACTTCATTCTTCAGAGGCGGCAGCTACCTCAAAGGTAGACGAACTCGTTGAGGGTATTATGAAGAAGTTAAAAGCTACTGATTACATTACGTGTATTAGTAGTAAGACTAACTTCCGTCATGACCTCTATCCAGCCTACAAGGCTAACCGTTCCGACAAGCGTAAGCCGTTGGGCATCAAGGGATTAACCGAGTATATGTATGACTACCATAACGGGTTGATTGTAGATAACTTAGAAGCTGATGACCTCATCGGTGTTCTCTGTACTAGGAACCCCAAGGATACCATAGCGGTTAGCGGTGACAAGGACTTCGGCACACTGCCTATCACTTGGTATAACCACTTGAAGGACGAGATTACTAAGACAGGAATAAGAAAAGCTAAACGCTTTCACCTTGTCCAAACACTCACGGGTGACCCTGTTGATGGATACAAAGGTCTCAAGGGTGTTGGCATTAAGACCGCAGAAAAGATACTAGATAAGAATGGTGCTACGTGGAAGACCGTTGTTAATGAGTATAAGAAGCATGACCTCACGGAAGAGGATGCCCTACTCACAGCACGACTAGCCTACATCCTACAGAAACAACATTACAACTTAGAAACTAAAGAGATAAAGCTATGGAAACCAAGAAAGTAACATTACCAAACTCTGGTGTTAAAGCTGAATATGAGACTGGGGCTGTAAGGGACTCTAAGACAGGCAATGGAATCCCAAGTCTTATACCGCCCTTTGCCCTACGAGCCGCAGCTAAACGCTTTGAAGATGGAGCGGTTCACTATGGGCGTAACAACTGGCAAAAGGGTATTCCTCTCAGCCGATACGTTGACAGCTTATATCGTCACCTCTGGCAATGGATGGAAGATGAACAAGATGAAGACCACGGAGGTGCTATCATATGGAACGTCATGTGTATGCTTCAAACTGAGGAATGGATTAAGAATGGTAAGTTACCTAAGTCGTTAGATGACATAAGGAAGAGGGAATATGAAGTATCGAACCAAGAAGAAAGGTAATTATGGCTGACTCATTTCCCCCAATACACCCACAAATACTTAAGGCTTTGGTCGAAAACTTCCCCCAAAAAGATTTCGATACGAGTAAGTCATTAAGAGATATGGACTTTCATAATGGACAACGCTCGGTCATTAACTTTCTTACCCATCAATTCGATATTCAAAACGAAAACATCCTAACGAAAGAATAATACCATGTGCATGTCATCACCAGATATACCAGACCCAGCACCACCACCCGCACCTCCTCCCCCTCCTACTAAGACAGCGAAGACAGTGGAGAATAAAGCTCTTAAGAATCGCAGTGGTTCGTCTAAGAAGCGTGGTCTTGCTGCTCTTACTATTCGTCGCTCTACAGTCAACACTGGCTCAAGTGGCACAGGTGCAAATATCTCTTACTAATATAAATGGCAGACAAAACCCTAACGGTAAACGGTCAACCCTTCACATTTAATCGTGATAGGTTTGCAGGTGTAAGAACTATGACTGCTACCACTCCATTGAGTGATGGCACTACCGAAATGCAAGTTACTGTTACTGGTACCGATAGTAATGGTAATGATAACTCTTCACTATCAGGAACTTACACAAGACCACACTCTACATCTTTAAATTGGAGTCAAGTCGGAGGTGATGGAGCTATTTATAGACAACCAACTGGCAGTGGTTTTGCTTGGAGTTTTATTGATGGCTCTGATGGTACACCTAGTTTCAACATAAGTGTTGCTGAAAATGTTATAGTTCCTTGGCAGGTAGCAAGTAGCTTTGCATCTAATAATGTTACTCTTAGTTCTGCTGAAGAGACAATCACAGTAGACCGCACAGCTTCCGTAATAGATTCAGACCGTAAGGGTGAGTCTCGTCCACTACTAAGTAAAGTAGTAGGTGGAGCAGCAGCAGCATATAGCCTACGTGACCTCAACGACAAAGCAGGGAACAACAAGGTAGTTGAAGTAAGGCGTTCTAGTGGTGGTTCGCGTAAATTCTTAGCCAAGGAGGTATCTAATGGTACACTAGAGGATTGGGTAACCGCTCCTATAACTGGTTGGAACACACAAGCTACGTTCAATGACTCCACCGCTACTATTACATCTGCATCTTCTACGGCTACAACATCTACTGTTTCGTTTACAGGTTCAGGCACAACTAGAGTTCTCCCCAAAAGCAATTATGTTATAGCTGAAGCAGGAGACCAAGTGGTCTTCAATATGTCTGTATCTGGTATAGTTGGTGATATGACGTTTAGGCTAAGGAAAGCTAGCAGTAATACTACCGTTGGCACTGCAAGCGTTAATAATGGGGACAATCAAGATGTTACGTTTAATTTAATTGCTTCTAGTGGTTATACTGGCGGTTATCCTCATTTTACGGCTACCGCAGGAAGTTTTGGAGCAACTGTTACAATTAACTCAGTTACAGTAACAGGTAAGAGTGGCTTTGTAGAGACTTGGTATGACCAGTCAGGTAACAGCAATGATGCTGTGCAAATCACATCCACTGAGCAACCTAAGATTGTAAATGCTGGTTCTTTGGTCAGGGATTCTAAGGGACACCCAGAAATTGATTTTGATGGAGCTGAGTGCCTATCAAAAACTGCGTTTACCCAAGGAGACTTAGTGCAAGCAAACACTATTTTTAGTATAGCAAAGCTGGACGTTGCGGCTGACATAAATAGAAAAGTATATGATGGAACCGCTAGCACAAAACGAAATATGTTATTTCTTGGCACCGATGGTTCAGGTGAATTTGGTTTCTTTGCCGACGACGTTATAAGTACTGGCGTTACAGCAACGAATGATAAGAATTTATTTTCAGCGTTATTCAACGGTGCTGCTTCTGTGCTATTTATCAACGGTGCATCAGCGGCATCTGGAGACGTTGGCGACTATCCAATGTCTGGAATTATGATTGGCAAAAATCATTCTGGTAACGTTAATAATTGGTTAGGGCAAATCCAAGAAATTGTCATTTATGCCTCCGACCAGTCAGCCAACCGTCCCGCCATCGAAGCTAACATTAACAATCAATACGACATCTACTAATGTATCTAATCTACGCAAGCGAAGAAGCCGCCCTAGAGCGAGCCGACGAAGAAGGCAAAGACCGCAACTTCCCCTATTGGACTACTGGAGGAACAACACGTTGGGTGACTAAGCCAGTCCCTACGGCTGACGGTATGTGGGCTTTAGATGTTTCTGAGTATGACCTCGACGAGTCCGAAGAGTCCGCTACTGTTGAAACCTATTCACCCCTAGAAGTCGAAGAGGACTAATATATTTATGAGTAACAAATCTGCCGAAAGCTTATACACCTCCCTCGAGGGGAAGCGCTACCAATACCTAGACAGAGCCAGACAAGCATCTAAATTAACTTTACCTTATGTAATGCCTGATGAGGGCTTCGGTTCTCATTCACGGTTAGAGACACCATTTCAAGGCGTTGGGGCAAGAGGAGTAAACAACCTCGCTTCTAAATTACTGTTGGCACTTCTACCCCCCAACGCCCCCTTTTTTAGATTAAACATAGACAAGTATGCTTTGGCAGCCGAAGGCGCTGATGCGAGTGTACTGTCTGAAATCGAAGCAGGACTTCAACAAGTAGAAGATTCTGTGATGGATGAGATTAGTCGTGAGACCTATCGCGTTGCTATCCATGAAGCACTTAAGCATCTTATCGTTGCTGGTAATGCTTTAGTATATATGCCTGATGACGGAGGTATGCGTGTGTTCCATCTCGACCGTTATTGTGTTGAGCGTGATGCTATGGGTAATACCCTATACATCTGCACCAAGGAAACACTTTCCTATATGACCTTATCCGATGAGTTGAAAGAACTCGTAGGCATCCAAGGAGAAAGTGCTGACGAGGCTATCAATCTTTATACAGCAGTGTGTCGTAAGAGTGACCACTGGTTTGTATACCAAGACATCAATGGTATTCGTATCCCATCCTCTGAAGGAAAATACAAACTCGACAAGAACCCATTTATCCCTCTTCGCTTTACTCGCATTGATGGTGAAGATTATGGACGAGGTTATGTAGAAGAATACCTCGGAGACCTTCAGTCACTTGAGACCCTTACCCAAGCTATCGTTGAAGGTAGCGCAGCAGCAGCCAAGGTTCTATTCATGGTAAATCCTAACGGAACAACCAGAGCAAGGACACTAGCTGAGTCACCTAATGGTGCTATCACCCAAGGTAATGCTCAGGACGTATCGGTTCTACAACTTAATAAATTTAATGACTTTCGTGTTGCCCAAGAAACTATCAAAGAAATCAAAGATAGACTTGGACACGCCTTCTTACTTACTTCAGGAGTTGTTCGCCAAGCCGAACGTGTGACTGCCGAAGAAATAAGAATGTTAAGTATTGAACTAGAGTCTGCCCTTGGTGGTCTCTATTCTCTACTTAGTACAGAACTTCAAATGCCTATGGTCAACCGACTGTTGGTAGTAATGAAGAAAAAGAAATCGTTACCTGAACTACCTAAGAATGTGGTGAACCCTGTTATCATTACAGGTGTTGAAGCACTAGGTCGTGGTAATGATTTACAGAAACTTGACTTGTTCCTAGCTGGAGCAGCTCAAGTGGTTGGTGCTGAAGCTGTTGCTCAGTTCGTTAATGTAAGTGAATACTTCAAACGTAGAGCAACCTCTCTGGGTATCAAGACTCAAGAGTTAATCAAGAGTCCTGAACAGATGCAGCAAGAGGCACAACAAGCCCAACAAGCAGCGATGATGCAAGCTGCCGTACCTAATGGCGTAAATGCGATTAGTAGCCAGTTAAGCCAAGCTCAAGAAGGAGCGAATATGAATCAACAAGTAGAAGCAAGCGAGTAATAATGGAAAGAGTAGTTATACAGGAACACAGTGAGGACGAAAATATCTCACTAGAAAAACAATCGGCTATGCAAGACGAAGCCGCCAAAGCTAGAGGTCAATCTATTGTATCTGAATCTGAAAAGGTTGAAGAGACAGAGACCCCTATTGAAAGTGAGCGCCCTGAGTGGTTGCCTGAGAAGTTTGACACACCAGAAGATATGGCTAAAGCCTATTCCGAAGCTGAGAAGAAACTATCAGAGCCAAAGGACACCAAGGAAAGTAAAGAAGCTAAAACTGAAGAAACTTCTGAACCTTCTGACAGTGTTATCTCAAGTGCCTCCGAAGAATTTTCTAATAAAGGAGAGCTATCTGACAAGACCTATGAAAGTCTTGAGAAAGCTGGTCTCTCCCGTGAAATGGTCAACGCATACATCGCTGGTCAACAGTCATTAGTAGACGCTCAGACTGCAAACATCCACAAGGTTGTGGGTGGTGAAGGTGAGTATGAAGCGATGGCTCGATGGGCTGGTGAAAACTTAGCTGATGATGAGCTAGATGCCTTCAACACTATTGTTGAGAGTGGCACAGTAAGCCAAGCAAATGTTGCAGTCAAAGGCTTATATGCTCAGTACAAAGCACTAGGTGGTGGAGAGCCTTCCCTTGAAAAAGGTGGAACTTCTGCTGCTGACGCTGGAGTAAAACCATATGGTTCTGCCGCTGAGGTTACCAGAGCTATGCGTGACCCTAAGTATGCTGAAGATGCAGGATACAGAAAACTTGTTGAACAACGACTCTCAGTCACAACCGCAATTTAATTATGACCCCAGAACTAATAGCAATGCTCGGAGGAGGACTCAGTGGCTTCGTAATGAAGCTCATTGGAACACAGATGGAAAATCAAGCTCGTCAGTTTGAGCGTATGATTAAGTCCCAGCAAGCAGCAGATGCCTCGGCTGATGCCGCTGCCAAACGTAATGGCGGTGTATTAGTTCGCAGATTCCTAGTGGTCTCCACTGTCTTTGCCATAGTAATTGCCCCGTTCGTGTTTGCATGGACAGATGTGGGTGTCAGCGTTGCCAGAGAGACTGGAGGCTTTCTAGGGTTCTTTAAGAGCGTTAAATGGGAAACCGTTCAAGGATTTGTAATCCTACCTGAAATCAGACAAACCGCTTTAGCTATCGTAGGTTTCTACTTTGGCTCATCTCAAATTAAATGACAGAGGTTCTTGATGTTATCTCATCCATCACACCAGTTCTTATTGGTATCATTACGTTAATAATTGTAATGGCGCGGATGCACTACAACGTCGAGTCTCTTTCAGAAAAAGTAAAAATTCTTTTTGATTTCCATAATAAAAAAAAGAAATAAGATGAATGAAATCCTATCTAATACTATTATCTTTTCTTGCGTTCCTAATCCCTCAATTAAAAGCAAATGAAAATCTGTCAGTCGCCCAATTCGTGTCAAAAATCCCTTTGTGGGAAGTGTATCCGAATAGTAAGCCTAACGTCATTGGCGACGGTGGGAAAGCTTTTGGCTACTATCAAATCACGAGTATTATGGTTAGGGACTACAATCGTATCAGCGGTCAAAGTCTTGTACATGAAGATTGTTTTAACCCTAAAATTTCTAAAGAAATCGCTTATACAGTTCTGGCGCACTATTCAAAACATATTAAAAGACAAGGAATAGAACCGACCGTAAAGCATTGGTTGTTTATATGGAACGGTGGTGGTGGTGCTTGGAGACGAGTACATCATCCTATCAGTGACCGTAAACAATTACGACTGGAGGGTTATGCTCAACGAGCTATGACCTTCCTATAACTTTCGTTTAAGATTAATAAGCACAATGCCCTCCGAGGAGGATAACATTTGGTAAGCAGATAATCGAAGACAAAAACAATAAACTAAAACTAACCCCAATAAAAGAAAGAAAAAACTATGGCAAATGGTAATACATCCCCAAGTCGCAGTGGTCTTATTTCTGGTGGTTCTGACAATGATGCATTGTTTCTCAAAGTCTTCTCAGGAGAAATCCTGACTGCTTTTGAACAGAACAATGTCATGAAGGACTTGCACTTGATGCGTACAATCACATCAGGTAAGTCTGCTCAGTTCCCAGTATCAGGAATTGCTTCTGCAAAATATCACACACCTGGAGTCAACATCGCTGACTCAGGTAACTCAATGTTAAGCAGCATTGGAATGAACGAGCGTGTCATCACTATTGATGATGTTCTTGTATCGTCCACATTCATTGCTAACATTGATGAACTAAAGAGTCACTACGACGTTCGTAGCATTTATGCTTCTGAACTTGGTAAGGCTCTAGCAAAACGCTTCGACATCGCAACAATGAAGACTCTCTTCGCTGCTGCTTCTGCTGGCGCTTCTGCTCCACAAGCTGGTGGTAACTCCATCTCTGGTGCAACTACTAACACCACTTCTGGTATCGTTGACGCACTATATGCGGCTGCTACTAAGCTTGACGAAGTAGATGCTCCAAGTGAAGGACGTTTCGCTATCGTAACTCCTGCTCAATACTACAAGCTATTGACTGCTGATAATGTTGCTATCAACAAGGACACCTCTGGTGGTTCTGCTGATGCTGCTAAAGGCACTGTAGTTGAAGTTGCAGGTATCCAACTGAAGAAGAGCAACAACTTCCTAGAAGTTATCGCTGAAGGCAACATCTCTGCTGCTGGTACTGGTGGGTCTAATGACCAAACCAATGCTGACAATGATGATGGTTCCTCAAACAATGATGTGTTCGGTGGAAGTGGAGTAGGTTACAATGGTAACTTCGCTACGCTTAACAACAGTGGTGAACATGGTATCCTCGTTGGTACTAAGGAAGCTATCGGTACAGTTAAGCTTCTCGACCTCGCTACAGAGTCCGAGTACCAAATCGAGCGTCAAGGTACACTATTCGTTGCTAAATATGCAATGGGTCATGGTGTCCTTCGCCCTGAGTGTGCAGTGAAGATTCTTCCTGCTTAAAACCTCTTAAGTCAAAGCCCTCCTTGGTTAATCCCTTGGGGGGCTTTTTTTTATTTTATGAAACGAAAAGGCGTATCACTACGAAAAGAACATAAGTCTGATAAAGGCGGTCTCACCAAGAAAGGTCGTGACTACTATAATAAGAAGACGGGTTCTAACCTTAAAGCACCACAACCCAAAGGAGGCGCTAGAAAGCGTAGCTTCTGTGCAAGAATGTCAGGTGTTAAAGGAGCGATGAAAGACTCTAAGGGTCGCCCTACTCGTAAAGCTTTAGCCCTTAAACGATGGAAATGTTAAATTATGTCCCTATACGAAAATATTAACCGACGCAAGAAACTAGGCATTAGCCGCAGTAAGAAGAAATCCACGGTCTCTAAGAAGTCATATGACAATATGAAGAAAGGATTTCCTAAAAAGAAAGATAAATAATAATGGCTACATATACTACCCAACTTGAAGCAGTAAACTCAATGCTAGGTCACATAGGTGAATCACCTGTGAATAGCATTAGTGACACCGCAGCACGCCCCGTGTCTGTATCCACTGCTATCGCTGCACTTAATGAAGTGAGTAAAGAGGTGCAATCAGAAGGGTGGCATTTTAATACTGAGATAGATGTAAAGTATTCACCTGTAGGTGGTGCTATTACCGTCCCTGCCGACATTATACAGTTTGACCCCATTGACACATCATTAGATATTGTTCAACGCGGAGCGACCTTGTTCGACCGTAAGAATAATACAACAACTTTTACAAGCGACCTAACGGTAAACCAAATGCGTTTACTAGATTGGGATAGCTTACCAGAGGTAGCACGTAGATACATCACCCTCAAAGCATCAAGAGTATTCCAAGGACGCATCATTGGGTCTAGGGAATTAGAAGCTTTGATTGCTCGTGATGAATACGTTGCCAGAGCTAACCTATTAGAAGCCGACGGAAGCACCTCTGACAGAACTATATTTGACAACTATGACACCTCAGCTAGAGTTGGCATCAATCGTAACTACGACATCTCTTAATGGCATTAATTAATACAAGTGTCCCTAACCTCATCCAAGGGGTATCTCAACAACCAGACGCAACTCGTTTTGCTGGTCAATGTGAGGAGCAGGAAAACGCTCTTAGCTCTGTTGCAGATGGACTGAAGAAGCGTCCTAATACTAGGCACATTGCTAGGTTGCTTACGACGGCTATAGACAGTAATAGCTTTGTTCACTTTATCAATAGGAGTGACTCAGAGAAGTATGTTCTTATTCATGATGGCACAACAATAAAAGCGTGGAACTCAGTTACAGGATACCCAGCAACAATAAACAACGCTAGTTCTTATACACCAGCTACAGGAAGCTATTTAGATACACTCACACCGAGAACCGACATGAAGGCTCTTACGGTCGCTGATAGAACCTTTTTACTTAATACCTCAAAATCTGTCAGCTTAAAAAATGATAGTAATAACCAGATAGATACCACTCCTGAATTAGAAAAGAAGGCTTTAATATTCATTAAACAAGCCGACTACGAAAGAGAGTATGGTATTAAAATAACTTCAAGTAGCGATGCAGTTATAGTTATAGGTAGTGGCGCAACTGCTACTGTAAATTGGGCTTACAATGACGTATTCGTAACGGGAGGTCGGAACGGTAACACTTATAGACGGGATTGGTATATAGCTGGTGCAACTGTTGCGAGCAGCGGAAGCAGCTATACAGGAACCGCAACCCTTCAACTTACAGGAGTGACGACTCAAACAGAACAAAACGTAACTTTTCCAATCGCTAATGGTTCACCTGCTGGCAACGCAGACGTTAATAATCAAGGGCTTTTTACGGGTTTAGGTACAAACCAGAGCGGGTCAGGTAACACTTACCCAATTATTCAAGGTTTCAATTCACCCGCTACAGGGAGTAACTACGCAACGACCATTGTTGATGAAAACGTATCTGGAGCAGGTTCAACTGTAGAAGCATCAATAACCTCCGCTGCTTCTACTAACGCTACTGGAACCGAACTATCGACAGAAACTATAATAGATAAACTGCACGACAATGGAGGCAGTACGGACATTGACTCAAAATTTTCAGGTGCTTTCCATATAAAGAGAACTAATAATCTTATAGAAATGGTGAGAAAAGATGGCACTGATTTTCAGATATCTGGATTTGATGGATTAGCTAATCAAGGTCTGGGACTTATCTATAAGGAAGTTAGTTCTCTCTCAGACCTACCTATGTTTGCACCAGATGGTTTTGTTGTAAAAGTCAGGGGAGATGCTGAGTTAAATGCCGATGATTACTACGTTAAATTTGAAACTAATACAGGTGTAACTACATTAAGTAATGGCGTACAGAGTAAAGTCGGTAAAGGTAGTTGGATAGAAACTGTTGCTCCTTCAATCAGCATAGGTGTAGCAAGCTCAAGTCTTCCTCTTTCTCTCATAAGTACTGGTGAAAATAGTTTTCTTTTACAAGAAACTAAATTCGCTGAAAGACTAGTTGGAGATGACAACACTAATCCCCTCCCTTCTTTTGTCTCTCAAACTATTAAAAATATGTTCTTTTTCAAAAATAGGCTGGGATTTTTATCAAACGAAAACATAATAATTTCAGAAAGCGGTCTTGGAGCTATCGACGTTTCGGGTGACTTGGTGTTCAATTTTGGACGAACCTCAGTGACCGCTCTGTTAGACTCCGACCCTATTGATGTATCGGTATCCAGTAGCCGAGTGACTAACCTTAAATCAGCTAAGGGGTTTCAAGAGAACCTCGTGTTGTTCTCAGAGAATGGACAGTTCGTTATGAAGGGTGGAGATGTGTTGACCCCTAAGACGGTCAGCGTCACCCCTATTACAAACTTCAGTTTTGAAGACCAAGTAGACCCATTGCCACTAGGTTCTTACATCTACTTCCCGTTCACTCGTGGAGCCTTTACAGGGATGAGAGAGTTCACCGTAAATGCCTCTACAGATAATTACGACTCCACAGAGGTCACTGAACACGTTCCTGCTTATATCCCCAGCAACATCATAGATATGGCAGGGACTACCTCTGAGGACGTAATTGCGTTACTGAGTGGTGATGAGGAAGGTTCGCTATACATCTATAATTACTTCTGGAACAACAACCAAAAAGTACTGAGTGCTTGGTCGAAGTTTACCTTTACTGGTGAGATACGAGGCATTGAGTTTATTAAATCTAGTCTATACGCAGTCATCGTAAACAACGGAGAAACTAACCTCGTTGAGATGCCCCTAGAGTCTGGCTTAACTGACTCGGCTGGCTTTGTTACTCACCTAGATATGCGAGTGGCATCTACAGTCACCAACGGTGCGTCTACAATCACCCTACCATACACCCCAGCAGACAACTCAGTAGAGGTTTACACAACAGATGGTCTCAAGCTCAACGCTACAAACTCAGGCGCTACTGTTACTCTTACACAAGCGGTGACATCGGATACACCTGTATTCGTAGGCATCCCCTACACCATGAAGTACACCTTCTCTGAGCAACTATTCAAAGCCAAATCAGGCAACGGAACAAGTCCTTCTAATGCCGCTAAGTTGTTGATACGCAATGGCTCTATATACTTTGACAAGACGGCTTTCTTTAAGGTCAAGGTGACTCCTAAGTTCCGTGATACCTATGAGAATATCTTTACCCCTGACGTTGTAGGCTCCACTACAATAGGAACTCTTAACCTAGACACAGGCTTCTATCGTTTCCCTATACTTACCAAAGCACAGGATACAACTATTACTATTGAGAATGGAAGCGCACTCCCAAGTAACTTCCAGAGTGCTGAGTTTGAATCCTTTGTTCACTCTCGCTCTAACCGATATGGCTAACCCAGTATTTCAGCAAGGGACACATAAGTTAATAAAGGCAAAGAAAAGCCATATTGACTACATCGTTCCCTTTATACGCAAGGAGGATAGACTTGAAGTTGCTTGTATGGGCAGCACTCCAGAGGAATCCCTGCATAGAGCTTTTGAAACTGATGATGTCACCCTCACGATTGTTGATGGCGGTGATGTCCCTATTGCCATGCTTGGTGTTGGACAAGTCATTGATATGGCGTATATTTGGATGCTAGGCACTGATGCCGTTCATGACGCATCCTACGACTTCCTTAAAGCATCCCGCAAAGTAACCCAGTCTTTAACTAAACCCTACGGTGCAACCTTTAACTTTGTTCATACCGAAAATAAGACTGCCATTAAGTGGCTTAAGTTTTGTGGTGCAAAGTTTACGCGAACACTATCATTTAATAATCAACCCTTTTACGAATTTATCATAACTTACAGAAAGCAATAATATATGTGTGACCCAGTATCAATAGGAATGTTAATCGCTTCTGCTGCCGTGTCAATCAGAGGACAGCAGATACAAGCCAAAACTCAAGAAAAAGTACAAAAAAATGCTTCTATAGTTGAGAGGCAGCGTTACCTCAATGAAGTATCCTCATTGCGCACACAGCAAGGTCAAGAGCAAGTTGCGATGGCTCAGAAGTTACAAGCTAATAAGACAAAAGCTAGAGAAGCCAGAGCCACCGCTAGAGTATCTGCTGGTGAAGCAGGTGTTGCAGGACTTAGCGTAGATGCACTTATGAATGACTTAACTCGTAAGGAAGCGATGTATAATAACTCGGTAAATACCCAAGCACAGATGCTAGACGTAAGACGCGACATTTCACTTAGAAGTGCAGGACTAGGATTTACTAATAATATGTTACGCATCAATCGCCCAATCGCAGAAGTAGACTATGCAGGTGCGTTAGTAAGTGGCGCACAAACTGGACTAGCAACTTATGGCGCACTTCAAGGTTCTGGGTTCGGACAATCATCTGGTAGCACATCAGGAACATCAATGAAAAGTGTCGCTAAGTTAAGTCAAAAATCTTCTAATATGGGAATGTTAGACCTCCCTGTATATAAATCACCCTTTAAAGCATATAGTTAATGGCTAAACAAACTCTAAAATCACTACTAGGCATTTCAGACGAGCGCGTCCAAGTAAGCTACGACCCCTCTGAGATTACCTTAGCGCCCACTGTTCAACAGACCAGAGGTAGCGGAACGGTTGTTCAAGCGATGCCCCAAACAAACCAAGCGTTGAACTTCGCTAAGGCTTTGAATCAAGTTCCACAGATACTTGGGGCTGCTAAGAATATAGGACAAGCACAAGCCAAAGAGGACTTCTCTCAGATGACTGAGGCTGAGAAGAAAGAAGCAATGGAGGACGACAAGAAGATTTCTAGGTGGCTAGGGTATGACAAGACGTTCCAAGAAGAGCTTGTTAAAGACCACTTTGTTCGCACTAAAGGTGATATCACTCAACGCTTTACAAACTTAGCAGCTAACCCAGCAGCGTATGGCAGTGACGCAGAATTTGACACAGCTATCACAGAAGAGAAGAACGCACTTATAGGTGAACTACAAGAAAAGTTTGGTAATAACCCTAACCGTGTAATGGCTCTCAATGCCTTCGGTGACAAAATAATGACTGAGGTTATTGGACAGACTACAGAGATGTATGAGACCAATAAGATTAACTATACCTTGGACATTAAAGGAGCGCACTTAGCAGACCAAGTAAAAGATGGAGCTGACCCCACAGTAGCCTACAAAGCATATCTTGGGGAAATTAAAAGTCTTGATGGTGTTGATAATAAATTAGCTAAAGCAAACTTTGTCGTACACACAACTGCTATTGGAACTGAACTTAAAAACAACGGACAGTATGCTGAAGCCAAGAAAGCTGTCCAAGCAGCGCTTGATTATGAGTTCTACAAGGGCGCAAAGCTTGCTGGAAAAGACCGACAAGGACTGTCTAACCTTCTTGATGCTATTGAAAGAGGACAAGAGGCTGACACCGAACGTAAGACATCAAGCATTGCTACTGAGGTCAGGCGAGCAAGTGAAAGCGTAAGCTATTCCCTACTTGGTAAAGAAATAAAAGACGCATCATTAAATCAAATGAAGGATGTGTTTTCCCTAATACGACCTAATGTAGACATTGAAGGTGATAGTGTAAGCCAGTTCTTTGAAACACTAAAAGGCACAGAAGACACCCAAGCTCGTATTCGTCTATATAACGATTTCTTATTAGAGTTAGGGCAAGGAACCATTGATGGTAAAGCTGCTTCAGACCTTTCTAAAGAAGTCTTTAACTTATCCGCGCAGAACTTACTTGAGACACAAATACAACTTAATAGTGTATCCCCTGAATCCATCAGTGGTCTTAACGATACCCAAGTAAAAAATCTTACAGGGCAAGCATACGACTTCTTCACAGCAAATCCTAACGCGCTGCCCTCACAGATGGTTGCTAATTATGGCTTTGGGAAAGCAAAAGTCCCAGCAGAATTACAAACGATATATGATGAGGTTCACGCAATTGATTATATTTCAGAAGTTCCTGCTGTTAAAAGCCTTTCAGAATCAGATGTTACTAATAAATTAAAACTATCTTTTGGTGCAACAACACAACTAAACAGAACACAACAAGGATTTAAAGACCTAAACTTAACGGGTGAGTCATCTGCGCGTAGTAGTTCAATTTATGGTTTACTTGTTGCAGACATACGAGAATTTGCTCGTAATGGTATTGTGAAACAAGATGGAAAAGACATCTCAATTATAAACGCTGACCCTGTGGTGCGTAATAAAGCCATTGGTGATTTTATAAACTCACAGATGGATGAGTATGTAGAGATTGAAAATGAGTTGTTCAAAGGACGTAATCTATTAATTGGTCTATATGATGAAACTCCTCTTACTGGTTCGGTAGCAGATTTAGTTACCGACGAGGATATACCATTTGTGCCTTTTGATGGTTCGGAAGATACTGTAAAAGGTTCTATTGAAGCTAAGATAGAAGAAACTGTTGACGATACTGAATATGAGCATATCAAATATTCTAACGTAAAGAAGCTTGGTAAGGGTAAGTATATACCTACACCGCAGACCCTTACGGATGCCTACGAGAGTCATCGTAAAAACAAAGAGACTGCCGAGCTAACGGCTACTATGCTTATTTATGGATACCGCCACGGGTTTGACCCTAAGTCGGCTGACGACCTTAAGAGGTCTAAGTTAGGAATCAATGAGGTAAGACTCTTTAGGGACAGGGACGAGTTTGTTAATACAATAAACACCCAGTGGTCTCCCGTATTATCAAAAGCAACTAACGACCCTGATAGTTTAACTGATGAAGAAAAAGAAACACTCAAGGTTATAACATCTTTTGGTATTTCTAATGACGAAACCCTCCAATACTTTGCTACAGTCCAAGCTGACTTTCTAAAATAATGAGTACATTTGACGCAAATAGTTTGTTCCAAGACGACAATGAAAGTCTTGATACAGTAAGTCCTCCGATTGAGCCTAGCGTAAACATCGCAAGAGATGGGTTGCCTATTGAGGTGATGAATTACGTCAACGACTACAACCAGAAGAAAGAGCAAGAAGCAAACTATGTGGCTGGTTATGGTTTAGGATTTACTGGTGAGATGACCACAAGTCTAGCACTTAGCTACAAACTTAATAGCGCTGGAAGATACGCTAACTCAGTTCGTAACGCTAAGTATATTTATAATTCAATCCGTGGTGTTCAACTTGCTAACGTTGCTACAGCGCCTAAAGCTACCACAATTCCTGGAGCAGTGGTGCAAGTTGTTGGTTTCGCGGGGACTGAAGCTGCTATATGGGCAACTGGTAACTTATTTGGTCAAAGCATCCGTAAAGCATATGGTGTTCAAGACAAGATATATGCAGGTGAGTTAATCTCTACTGCCGTGTTTGGCTCTATTGCCCAACCTATTGAGAAGGGTATGGAAGGTTTTAAGATTGGCGAACGACTAATCAAAAGCACTAACTGGAAAATCAGTGATGGCTTGGTAGACCTCGGAGCTTGGAAAGCACGAGAGGTTGTTATCAAGGGCGCACCTAAGATGGTCAGCGGTGCTACACTAGGTCTTGCTGAATCTGCCTTACGCCAAGAGTTAGCTATTCAAGTATTTGAAGACCAAGAGTCACGCAATGCTTGGGACTACATCATCTCTACTGGTGCAGGTGCAGGTATCAACGGAATGTTTGGTGTCTTCTCTAAGACAGGCGCATGGGGCAGAACCCAAGCCAACACCTTAAGTCAACGCGCAGTAGACCGCATGGACGAAGCCATTGAGCTTGTTACTGCTGATATAGATAAACTTACAGCAAAAGGCAAAGGGAACAATCCTAGAGGTTATGTAGTTACTTTAAAAAAACTAAAAGACAAACTTAAAGAACACCAAGATGCAAGGGAAATACTCCAAGATAACCTAGAGCAGTTTAAGCAAGCCGATGAAATCAATACTAAGGTTGAGACAGAGCAGCCAGCTCAGAAACCTTTAGACATTGATGAGAAGCCACCGAAGCCATTTGATGATGAGCCAGAGGTAGAAGCCCCAGCGACACCTAAAGACGCTTCAGATAAAAACATTGAAGTATTTCATGGAACTCCTCACGAAATTAAATCATTTGATGTAAATAAAATAGGAACGGGTGAAGGAGCGCAAGCGTTTGGGCATGGACTTTATTTTGCAGCAGATGAAAAAATAGCAAAGTGGTATCAAAAAGTATTATCAAAAAAAACTAGAGAGCCAATAACTTCAGTAACTTATAAAGGAATAGATATACCGTTAGATGGTAAAATTTCTAAGGTTGATACTTCGTCGCTTTCAGGCGAAGAACTAAACGAATTTATTGCTGTTAAAAACATCGTTCTTGATTACCAACAAGGGAAAAGAATTAACAAAGCCTTAGATGAGTTAGGACAAGAAGCTCTTGACGGGGTTGATATGACTTTTGGAGAAAAATCTAAAGGCAATTTATATAAGGCTACTTTAAATTTAAAGGAGTCAGAAATGTTACTGTGGGATGTCCCTTTAGAACAGCAAAAAGGAGATATTAACAAAGTAGTAAAAGAAGTTCAAAAGATAATAAAACAAAGAGGTTTTAAGTTTGTCGTAGATAAAAATACTACATTAGGCGACTTACATAATGGTTTGTTATCTAGTGAAATAAGTAAGCAGGGCAAAACTAAAGCAGGTAAAACAACAGCAGCGAAAAACGTAGCGAAGTTCTTTGAGTCAAAAGGTTACAAGGGTATTAAATATCTTGATGCGACAAGCCGAAAAGGAGATAAAGAGTCATTTAACTATGTTGTATTTGATGACAAAAATATATCTATTAAAAATACACTAGATGTAGAAGCCCCAGCGACACCTAAAGAAACCCCAGAGATAGAATTTAACGCAGGAGGAATCCCTTACAAGGCAGAGGGTACTTACGTTCGATTTGGCGAATTACCTGAAGGAGCTTCTAAAAATTACATAACGGGTAAAGATGAAAAAGGACACTCGGTATATCTTGCCTACAAGGACGAAAAAACTGGCAAGTATATCCTACAGCCCAATGCATTTGATGAGACAGAGTTTGGCGAGTCGATAGAAACTCTCCCTGAACTCATTTCTGATAACCGAAAGATTTTTGAAATTAGTGGTAAGCGTGTAGGAGAGGGTTACGACGGAGAACCTTTACTTGATATTTCATCTAGCAAGCAGGTTTCAGAAATTGACCCTTCTGACATTGTTTTAGGAGATGACCTAGAATTCAATATCAAAGGAGAGAAGTTATCTACACCAGCTTCTTATGATACATCTACAGCACTTAAAGATGTTCCAGAAGGTTTAGAGATACCTGAATATAAAATAGTAGAGACCGAAGATGGTAATTTTAAGATATTAGTAGACGGGGAAGACCGTGGTTTTCTTCTAGGTTTTAAAGATACTGCTGAAAAACAAGTAGAGCGGATGATGGCGGATAATATAAGGGTGGCTAAACGTAAGCTTGAGAGAGAAGCTAAAGACGCTCTAGCGACACCTAAAGAAACCCCAGAGGCTACCCCAGCTCCTAAAGACACCCCAGTTCCCACAAGCAAACTCGACCAAGAGATAGGGCGATGGGATAAGGATTGGAAAGAAGCTGTTGAAGGAAACACAGGTTCTACTGTTGTTGAAAACATAATCATCCGAGCTAATAAGTTATTTGATAATGCTATCTTCAATGAGAACGTAGCGTTACGCAAAATGGCTGGAGAGACAATCGAAAGAGGAACTTTGGTTCAATACCGTGAAGCAATCGTAACTCAGATTAAGTTGCTTAATAGTGTGTTTGCACAACTCAACTCTATAGGTGGTCGCGCGGTGAGAGCCAATCGAGCAGACCTTGAGCAAGTTGCTAATCGCAGTGTTGATTCACAAAACACAGCACAACTAAAAGAAGCTCTTAATGCCCTTAAAACACGCCTTGATGAAATACTAGGTGATGCTGGGGATGACTTTATTCCTTCACTTAAAAAAATAATTGATGAAGATGACGCTATTCCTGCTGGTAAAGTTGATGGCGACGATGCTACCCCTGCTAGTAAAGGGGGAAAAAGCACACCAAGCAGTCCTGATAAGACACAAGCAATATTAGAAAAGCGTATTGCTAAACTTCAAAAAGAACTTGATGACCTTGTTAAAGGTACACCAAAAGAAAAAGGTAAAGGCAAAGGGTCAAGAACCGAAGACGCTAGAATAGCTGCACTTAAGAATAGCATCAAGAATGTAAAAAGATACATCGCAGAGAACGAGAAGATTATCAAACTGCAAAAAGAAGCAGATAGATTAATCGCAGTGTCCAAGCGTGATGTCCCTGATGAAATGCAAGGTGAACTCAAAGGGTCTAAGCGTAAGCCAAAACCAGACGAACCTAGTCCAGAAATCAAGAAGTTAAAAGGACAAATAGCCGCAGCTAAAAAATACTTTAGAGAGCGTCTAAGAAACTTGGTTAAAGATGAGCAAAAAGCTTTATTGACCCGCGACAGGCTAGAGTTATACAAGGCAATTCGTAACTACACCGATTCCGAGATAGCTCAAAATGCTACTAATAATTGGATTAAAGGTATACGTGGAGCGAGACTTATTCGTAAGACTTCGCTGGTTGCCTCGATAACTTCTGTTGAAGCTGGACTCGCTACAGGAGCTATTGAAGTTCTAAAGCAGTACCCAAGGGCGCTCGCTACTCGCATATTGAAACGAGGCAAGGTTGGAGACAAGTTTGCGATGCACGAGCTTGAAGGAGCTAGTTACGCATTTCAATATCTATTTAATAAAGAAAAGAGGAAGCAACTTGGAAAACACATGGGAAGAGCCTTTAGAGAAGGTGAAGACCCAATGTTCGACAAGTCATCTCGGTATATGGATGACACTCCTATCGACCAACAGTTAATGCCTCGCGGTACACGAAAGGTAATGGATAAAGCTATTCGTGATGCAGAAGACGCAGCACTAGGTATAGAGGGTATTAATAAGTTTCTCAAAGATAACCTACGACTAGGACGCTTTATGGATATTTTATCTATGGGCGCACGAGGTATTCTTGCGGCAGACTCAGGCTTTAAGAAAGTATTGTTTGAACAAAAAGCACTTGTAGAGTTCCGTCAGCAAGGGACACTTAAGTTCCCTAATGACCCTGCCAAAGCAAAAGCTTATAGCGACGAGTTATTTAAAAATGCTTTTACGGAATCTGACGGTTTACATATTCTCGGAAAGATAGAAGAGCTAGAGTATGACTACATGAAGATTACGGAAAACCTTATGATGGCTTCCAAGTCAAACAACATTGAAGACGTTGCAGATAATCTAATTAGACAAAGACTTATTGAGCCAATCAGAAAGATGATGCCTGATTCAGACGCGAGTATTCGTGGTTCGTTTACTTCAGCCCTTCTAGAGACGGTAGCATTTACCTTCTATAAGACTGCGGTCTATACAGCTACGAAGTCATTCACTCTCGCAAATCCATTACGTGTTACAGGTCTTAAGCTTAACCCCTACAATAAGTTAATAAGCGACTTAAATAGAAATGTAGCAACAGAACGTATTGCTTACAAAAGGTTCCGTGAGCAACTAAAAGAGTCTCCTAACGAAGCTAATACAAAAAGAATTAAGAAGGAGATGGCTGACTCTAACACACGTATTAATGAGTTTAATACACGAATAGATAGAGCAGAGAAGCGCAAGTTTAAATACAACCAAGAAGTCTTAGTTGATGTTATGCTTCAAATTGGCGTTGGTGGTATGGCGTTTGGTGCTGGTTATGCAGGATATGCAACAGGCTCTAACGCTTTCTTAACGGACGCACAGAAGGAAAGAAATCCAAACCTAGCAAGATTTCAATTCATGGGTCAGGACTATAAGGCAGCCGCACCTATTGTATTTCTAGTGGCTATTATGTCCGACTTAGGACGGTATGCTGCTGAATTAGAAAACAAAGGTCAGGACGGACAGCCTAAGAACTTATCAAAGGATACAACTCCATTAACTGTGACTATCCAATCAGTGGTAGCTGCGGCAAACGAAATGCCCACAAACCAAGTAGTACGCGACATGAAAACATTTGTTAGTGAAAGGTCAGCGGACGTTGTTGCTAAGTGGATAAGTTCATATGTTCCTAATCCACAACAAGTTAAAAAGATAACTAGAAAGATATCGAACGGTGAGAGCATTGCCGACTTACGTGGAGCAAGCTTTGGAGAACGATTAGTCTATGGAGCATTTGGTGCGGGCAATAAGAAGATAAGACTTAACATGATGGGTGAACCTGAAACAAGTTCTCATACTGCTTGGCACACCGTCAATAGATATGCAGGCGCTCGCAAACGTCCTTATGAGCCTTGGGAAGAAATCGTAGCAGCCGACAAAGAAGCGGCTATCCCAATCGAACCTAGTTCATCTCTTGAAGGAACAAACATGAAAAACTTTGTGGACGAAGAGGGTATCGACTTATATTACCACTTCAAGTTACGCGTTGCTGAATATGGTCTTCAAGATATTATGAATGACTTTGTAGAACGCATAGATACTGGACAGTTACAAATAGTAGGTGATGAGACAGTCAATCTTGGCTTTCAAGACTTCAATAAAGAACTTCGGTATCACTATAAAATTATTAAAGATGAACTCTTATCTGACCAGTCTTTCCTCGAAAACTTCATAGATGAAAATGATAAACCTATATTGGATTACATTAATGAAACCGAAGAGTTTACGACAATCGACCCACCTGAAGTAATGGAACTAAAATCCTTTAAAGACTTACTACCTAAATTCTAACCCCCTACTACAATGGCAAACTCATATGTTGAATATACAACCGCAGGCAGTGGAACAAATGGTCTCTCACAGACCACCTTCACTGCCCCTACTAAGTTCTTAAGCATCAATGACATCCGCATAAAAGGATTAAATGGAAGCACATGGACAGAACTAACAATATCCTCAAGAGGAACGACAACAGTCACTCTGAGTGCTACACCAACTTCTGGTTCTTACTCAAAGATACGTGTGTTTCGTTCTTCCACAACGGAACCATTGATAGACTTCCAGAACGGCTCAAGGTTGTCAGAGAGTGACCTTGATACAGCTTACCAACAAGGACTGTTTGTGGCACAAGAGGTAGCAGAAGATGCTGACCCTGAAGGTGGTAGCGGTATAGGTAACATAGTCAGTTCACAACTAGCGAATGTAAGTATTACTAACAGTAACCTAGCAGGTGGTATTACTAACGATAAGCTTGCAGGAAGTATTTCCCAAGATAAGCTTGCAGGTGGTATAACAAGCGCACAGTTAGCAGGAAGTATTGCTGACAGTAAACTTGCTAGTGGTGTTGGAACAAGTGCGAACAACCTAGTGAAACTTGATGGCACTGCTAAACTACCTGCGGTTGATGGAAGTCAACTTACGAACACTTCTACTTTAGTTACAGGAACAACTGTAGCTACTACGTCTGGAACAGCAATAGACTTTACTGGCATACCATCAACTGCAAAACGAATTTCTGTAATATTTAGAGGAGTAAGTTCAAGTGGTTCTGATACTGGTGTTTTAGTACAACTTGGTACAAGTGGTGGTTTAGTTACATCAGGGTATCTTTCTACTTCTCATTATGGAAGTGGTGGAAGTAGTGACGCAACTGGTTTTTATATGTATGGAATTGAAAGTGGTAATATTTTGTCAGGGATTATGACAATAGCACATATGGGTTCAAATATTTATGTTAATGCTCATTCTGGCAAATACAATACAAGCAATGGTATGTTTGGGGGTGGAGATGTTTCAGTAGGTGGAACTGTAGACAGATTAAGAATAAAGCAATCTTCAGGTGGTGCTTTTGATGCAGGGTCAGTTAACATTATGTATGAATCATAGGATAATAAAATGGAATCACAGCACTTCCCCTCACTTGTCGGATTCATGGGTATCCTCGGCACTCTAACATTAGCAGATATTAATGTTGTCGTGGCTATATTCGTAGGTCTCGCCTCGTTTATCTATCTAATAATTAAAATTATAAAGGAATTAAAATAATGAGTGACAAGTCCCTTAAACTTAATAACTTACAGGATATTCTTATTGACGAGTTTATCAGTCGTATTAACAGTGGCAACGCTACCCCTAGCGACCTTAATGCTGCTCGGCAGATGCTCAAAGATAATAACATCTCCGCTACAGTAACCAACGACAATCCTATGAATGAACTTGTAAAAGTATTGCCATTTAAAGATGACGCTGTAGACAAAGTGATACGAGCCTATAACGATTAATGGAAGTCCCTGAACAGTTAAAGGATTTTCGTAACTTCCTTTACATTGTATGGAAAGAACTCAACCTTCCAGACCCTACCCCTATCCAATATGAGATTGCTTCCTTTATGCAATCAGGAGACCGAAGAGCTATTATACAGGGTTTCCGAGGAGTTGGAAAGTCGTGGATATGCTCTGCTTTTGTTGTACACCAGTTGCTCCTCGACCCTCGAAAGAATATCCTTGTTGTCTCGGCTTCAAAGACTAGAGCGGACGATTTCTCGACATTTACGCTTAGGATTATCCATGAACTTGATATACTGGAACACCTGCGACCTAAAGCAAATCAGAGATTCTCTAAGATATCTTTTGACGTTGGACTCGCCCCAGCCTCCCATGCACCCTCCGTCAAGTCGCTTGGGGTCACTTCGCAGCTAAAAGGTAGTCGTGCTGACATCATTGTAGCGGACGACGTAGAAGTACCCAACAATAGTGCTACCCAAACCATGAGGGACAAGCTGTCAGAACAAATCAAAGAGTTCGACGCTATCCTCAAACCTAACGATGACGCTAAGGTATTAGTCCTAGGGACACCACAGTGTGAAGACACAATCTATTATAAGCTGTCTGAGAGGGGCTACAAGACGCGCATATGGACTGCGCAATATATTACTCCAACCAAGCACGAAAACGCCTATAACGGCAACGTCAGCCCCCTCTGTGTCGATTCTGAGAAAGAAGGAGATTCTACTGAACCCACCCGCTTCTCTAACATCGACCTCAGAGAGCGCCAAATATCCTACGGTTCTGCTGGTTTTGCCATGCAGTTCATGCTGGATGCTCGCTTGAGTGATGTTGATAGATACCCCCTAAAACTCAGTGACCTCATCGTTACCCCTATAGACAAAGAGGTAGCACCTGAGAAGCTCGTGTGGGCATCTTCCCCTGACCTTGAGTATGACGGCAGCATCCCTAACGTCGGACTCTCAGGGGACAGATACTACCGCCCTATGACCACCGTGGGTGACCACGTAGAGTTCACAGGCAGTGTCCTTAGTATTGACCCCTCTGGGCGTGGTAAGGATGAGACTGGATATGCTGTCGTTAAGATGCTCAATGGTACACTATTTGTCCCAGAAGCAGGTGGTCTCTCTGGTGGCTACGACGAGGCTACCCTTAAGAATCTGACAATGATAGCTAAGGAACACAAGGTAAACGCTATCATAGTCGAGTCTAACTTCGGTGATGGTATGTTCGTTGAACTACTTAGACCCATTCTAAATAAGGTTTACCCATGCACCATAGAAGAAGTCCGTCACTCTAAACAAAAAGAACTACGCATTATTGAGACCCTAGAGCCTGTAATGGCTAACCATAAGCTCGTAGTTGACCCTAAGGTTATCCGTAAGGACTACGATAGTTGCAGCTCATATAAACCAGAAGCTCAACTAAAGTACCAACTGTTCTACCAGATGTCTCGTATAACAAGAGACCGTGGGGCTATTACTCATGATGATAGACTTGATGCTCTATCTATGGCTGTCAGCTATTGGGTAGAACAAATGAACCAAGATGCTGACCTAAAGATGCAAGAAAGAAAACACGACCTTATTAAAGAACAACTCCTAGAGTTTGAGAACACATTCCATAAGAGAAATAAGGGTTCACTTAGTGTTAATAATTGGATATAAAGGTACATTCATAACAGTAGTAATAACAAAGACTTACAAGACAGAGGGAATAGGAGGGGTAAATAGCCCCTATGGTACACTTAAAGTGTTAATAAGTGAATCTCATAATTTGACTATGTTAATAGGTATTAGGATGAATGTGAATATTAGTGAACTTTAAGTATATGGATGATGAATTAACCCCAATAGAGCAATGTCAGGTGATACTCGGAGAACACTTTGAGAGCTACCTGATAGTGGCTGCTGACAAACCCCATGAGTGTGAGGTTGAGTATAACAACAGCTTTGCTGCTCTAGGGCTTTCTACAGTCGCACATAAAGTGGTCTCTGATGCCCTACTTCCTAGTGATGATTATGAGCTTGACATCGAGTGGGATGACGACTTAGATGATGATGATAGCTACGAAGACTTTTAAAGATAACTTTGTTTGTGTTATATAGTGTATATGTGACCCTCTAGGGATTGTGTGTTTCTCTAGGGGGTCTTTTATGTGTGCCTCTGGGTGCGCCCTTGGTTT